TTAGTTTCTCGTTCAAGTTCTTCTTCAGTAAACTCAATCTCCACAAAGTCAGGTACATCAACATCATCAAAAAACTCCTCTCCGAGTTCTCCCACATCTTCTTCTTCAATGATTTCAATGTCATATTGTTCTAAATCTCCACGTTCTATCTGTTCATCAGTAAGCTCAACACCATAAATTTCTAAATTCTTTTTGCGTTGATTATCTCTCTCTACTGTACCATCATCTATCTCGTGTTGTTCATACTCTGCTTCTTCTCCGTTATCTAATATAACAACAAATGTTTCTGGTTCAGGTGGTGGTGAAGGTATGTAAGGTTCTGGTTCAGGCTCTGGTTTAGGAGGTGGAGGTAATGTTGTTGTAGTTGTTGTTGGTTGTATGTACTTAAATGATATGTCATCAAGCAAAGACCAGTCATTGATTGTGATTGTAAAACTTTCTATAAATGTTTCTAGTGTGTCGTATATATTGTAAACAACATCCTCAAACATATTTTCTATGTCAGTATTGTCTTGACCTTCAAGAACATTTACTTGTGTTGTTTCATCAGTATGTGTGTATGTAACTGTTCCATCATTATTCAATGCACCGATCCTAAAACCTACCTCGTATATATCTATATCTAGTTCCTCTTCATCTACTGTGGTAGTTTCAGGTAATGTAAATGTGTAGTCGTTACTATCGTTGCCGTGTTGAAAGTAATGTAAGTTCATATGAAAGTCAGTCATACCACAACAAGACCAGTTACCATTACTATGATTACTGTCTATCTGTATGTTATTCTCTACCTCATTACCCTGACTATCTAACTCATCTTCAGGTAACTCTATATCTGTTGATTGTTCCCACTCAGGCACAGTGGTAGTAGTTGTAGTTGTTGTTGAAGTGTTATCTTCTGGAACAGTTGTTGTTGTAGTTGTTTCCTCTGGTCCATCAAATGTTTCTATTTCTTCTATTTCTCCTGGGATAGTCGTAGTAGTAGTATCAGGTACAGTAGTGGTAGTAGTAGTTGTAGTATTATCTGTGTCATTTGCTATAGCCTTTAGTGGAATTATAACAAGTGATATGATAACTAAAAGTATTCTAAAGTAAGTGCCTATCCTCCTGAACAGCACCCTTGTCCACAACAATTCATATAATCTCCTTTACATTAAATTGCCAACAAGTGCAGCTAATGCACCTACGGCAACAATCCATCCAAACAATTCTTGTCTAGAAATTTTACTATTTACTTTTTCGTGTAATAAATCTATTCTTTCGTTGATTTCTTTTTGTCCTTCAATAATTAACATCAACATTTCTTTCTGTGTAAAACCATTATTTACAGGTAGATTGTTCATAAAATCCAATCCCAATCTTCCTCTTTGTAGTGGTCAGGAACTTTAGGTTGTGCGATACCATCTAACCAAACTAAAAAAGTTCTAAGAAAAAAACCGAATATGAAACCAACTAAATAATCCATAATGAGATTGTATCATAGGATTTTTTATTAAAGAGTTACTGTGCCACTTGATGTAAATGCAAGATAATTATAACCACCAGAGGTAGATGTACCTGGAGAACCTACTGTTGATGCGTAACTATGAGTGCTTGGAACACGAATTAAAACTACTCCAGAACCACCAGCACGACCAGATTCATTCCATCCACCACCTCCACCACCACCAGTGTTAGCACTTCCAGCTACTCCTTGTCCACCATTACCAGCTCCGCCACCTCCAGCACCTCCAGCTCGTGTGCTACCAGATTGATTACCAGCTCCACCACCTCCACAGTAGTAACCAGAACTACCAGTTGATGTTGCTGTTGCCCAAGTAGAATATGCGTTAGAACCTGCACCACCAGAACTGCCACCATTACCAACTAGTCCACCACCGCCACCACCAGATGAACCAGAACCATTACCACCATTACCACCTGGATTACCAGAACCACCAGAACCATTACGACCACCACCGCCACCACAAGAACCACTACCACCATTTTGTCCAGAAGAACCACCACCACCACCACCAGTTCTTGATTGTGTGCCTAATGTTGTGCTTACGACTGATGAAGTTCCGCCAGAACCACCTCTTGGACTACCTCCACCAGAACCACCTGCACCAACTGTTATGGTAAGAGTTTCTCCTGTTGGTACTTTTGTTGGTGATGAATCATTTGTAAGAATAGCTCCTCCACCACCACCTCCTATGTGTGCTCCTGCTCCTCCAGATACAATAAGATACTCAACTTCAACATCTGTATCTCCTGCTTGAAGTCCAAATCTTGCTGCTCCTAATGGCATAGGACCTCCTAACTATTTTTAAAATCTAGTAGAACATTTATTAATGGTGTTCCTGCATCAAAAAATAAAAAAGTTAATAAATCTACAGAGTTAGCTGCTGTAGTTAAAGTTACACCTGCATTACCAGGAGTTAATCCTGTAACATTACTACCACCATTAACTGTTATTGCATTAATAGCCAAGGTTCTACTACCTGTTCCATCTTGTGTTACCTTTAATGTAAATGAAGAAGTACCATTTGTAGGTACGTTTGTAAAATCTATATCTGTTACGTTGTGTCCAAGTGTAACTGAACCTGTATTACCATTAGCTAAATCTATTGCGAGTGTTGTTGCAGATGTTACAGCTACATCAGTTTCTACATAATCTGTAAAAGCTGCTCCTACAACTGCTCCATCTTTTAATGTAACACTATCTATTGCAACACCATTTGCAGAAGTTTTTTCTGATATTGTATCTACCTTTAGTTCGCTAGACATTATTCAGCTAGTTCTTCCCAAGCTCCTGTGTTGTCATTCCAAACATATTGTTTACCATCATCTGGCATATCAACTGGTGCTTTCCAAATCCATTTAGTTTCATCTAAAATCCATTTACTGTAAGGTTGTGGTGGATAAAATACATCATTTTCTGTATCGTATGTATATCCTATACCAGCATAGTTACCTCTAAAAGCAGTTCCTTCTCCAT